GTATGAAGAAACAGCACGTGGCTTCTTTTGGGTGCCAGAAGAAATTAGTTTAACTAAAGATAAGATTGACCACAAGGATAGCAGTGATGCAATTAAACATATCTTTACTAGCAACTTGTTAAGACAAACTGCACTTGATAGTATTCAAGGACGTGCGCCAAGTCAAGTATTCAGTCCAGTTATCTCTATTCCTGAATTAGAAGCATTAGTTAGTAATTGGAGTTTCTTTGAGACTAACATTCATAGCAAGAGCTATAGTCATATCATTCGCAATGTCTATGGTGTGCCCAAAGAAGAATTTAATAAAATTCACGATACTAAAGAAATAGTAGAAATGTCTAGTAGTGTAGGTAAATATTATGATGAACTACACAGAATAAATTGTCATAAAGAATTAAGTAGTGAAATGACAGGTATGGTTCGTGAAGAGGTACATATCAAAGCAATTTGGATGGCACTAAACGCTAGCTATGCATTAGAAGCATTACGTTTCATGGTTAGTTTTGCAACTAGTCTTGCTATGGTAGAAAACAAGATTTACATTGGTAACGGAAACATTATCAGTTTGATATTACAAGACGAATTGTTGCATACAGAATGGACAGCTTGGTTAATTAATAACGTAGTTAAAGATGATCCTAGATTCGTAAAAGCAAAACAAGAATGTGAACGTGAAGTCTATGCTATGTACTTAGATGTTATTCGTGAAGAAAAAGAATGGGCAGACTATCTATTCAGTAAGGGTGTTGTTATTGGATTGAACGCCGATATTCTTAAAGATTTCGTAGACTATACTGCTTTTAATAGACTTAAAGATATCGGTATCAAGTATAACGAAAATCATCCAAAGAATTCACCTATTCCTTGGTTCAACAAACATGTGAATATCAACAAAAAGCAATCAGCATTGCAAGAAACAGAATCAACTAACTACGTTATTGGCGTTATGTCAGATGTAGTTGACTACGAAGAACTACCGGTATTATAAAGGAATAACATGACAACTCAAACACTTACAGAAGAACAAAAACAACGATTAGAAGAAGCAAAACTAACAACCGATTATATTATCAAAGAATCCGCAAAACGTGGACACGAGCAAGCAAGAGATGTAGCCAAAAACGTTATGGCTAAGTTTGAGCAAATTGAAATGAAAGAACGTTGTCTAAGAGTAAAATTCTTAGATTGGCTATCAGATAAATTATTAGCATGGAGCAAAAAAGTACATGAAATGTCAGTTAAGATTGACAGCCCGTGCGTCATTAAATTACCAGAAAAGAAATAAGGAGAAAAAATATGAAAGCTATCGTATGGAGTAAGTACCACTGCCCGTATTGCGACCAAGCAAAGGCATTACTAACACAAAAGGGTATCTCTTTTGAAGAACGCAAAATTGGTGATGGATACACCCGTGAAGAATTATTAGAGGCAGTTCCAACCGCCCGCACAGTACCGCAAATCTTCTTAGATGGAGAATTAATCGGTGGGTTCAATGAACTCAAAACAAAATTAACAGAAAGCGTTTAATGGATACAGGAAAAACATATACAATTAAATTGAACTCGGGTGAAGAATTAATTGCCAAAGTAATTAACACAAATTCAGACTATATTGAAGTAACAAACCCGGTCAGTATCGCACCTACACAGCAAGGAATGCAAATGGTTCCGAGCATGTTCACAGCAGATATTAACCAAGAAATTAGAATAAATAGAAGTAGCATTTCACTTTATGCATACACAGAACAAAGTGTCGCAGATAAGTACTTAGAAGCAACAACAGGTATTAAAGTGCCTGATAAGAAGATTATTTTAGGATAAAATAAATGTCTAATTTGAGTCGTGTAGGAGATAAAAATCAAGTAGGTGGCGCAATTATGCGCGGAGCCTCTACCGTCTTAGCAAATGGCATAAATGTAGGACTACATGTTAGTCAAATCACTCCTCACGCTCCGTGGGGAAATCCGCACCCACCGCATGCCGCAGCCAAAACTACTTCAGGTAGTCCAACTGTTTTTGCGGAGGGAGTCCCTGTTTTGCGTGTTGGCTCAGGTAATAGTTGTGGCCACAGTATTATACAAGGCAGCCCTGATATTCAAGTCCCATGAGTTTAACTCCATTAAAGATTAACACACTAGGGTCATTCCTACAAAATCAAGGTTTAAGAATAAACCCGACAGCAGTAAACTATATGGGTACTAGCACCTCTAATGCAAGTTACACACCCGGAGTAGTTGTATCAACAACAGTATTGTCAACTATCACTACATGCTTAAATCTTGCATATAATTTATTATCTGCATCATCTATAACAAGTACAGTATACAATAATTTAATTAGTATAGGTAGCACTACAATTCCTGCATTAGGTAATAGTAAACCCAGTACATACACACTTAGTTATACCGGAGATATTACTAGACATGGATTTTTACGCTTAATTCCATTACAAGCATATACAGAATTTTACGTTAACAATGGCAGTTATAGTGATTTTGTAAGTACATTCAATACTTGTAATGGAAAAAAATCACTTGTCAATGGTATAATAAAACCTTTAGCAAAGAGTAGAACATTTTTAAATGGTATTTATAGTAACATGAATGACTTAATTACATCAGATATCACCGGTGTCAATTTGAGCACATTTTATTGGGGACAGGATTTAATTGCATCCGGACGTGCAATAGATTTAAAGAACATTGCTACTTTTGGTAATCCATCAGTATTATTAAAAACTCTTAGTAAAAATAATGCAATGACACAGGCATTGAATACATTTTTATATGATGCTGGATTTACTAGCGCATCCCTAGATAATTTATTAAATGATAATGAACCTATTACATTAGAGCAAGAAAAAACGCTTTATGATATGTTCACTTTAATAACTGGTAGTGATTTATCTGATATTTGTACAATATTAAATTGTCAAACCCCTAACTTAGATACATTAGCAGATTTATTAAACATTAAAAAACTATTTCCTAATAGTTTTAGATCACTTACGTTTCCCAAATATAACAGTAAAACTTTACCTACTAATAGTAAAACATATTATCTGATATACTCTGAAGATTCTGTTAACAGAATTACAGGAATTGGTGTGGGTGATAGATTGAATAGTATGTTACCTTTAGACATTGCTTATAGTTGTGATGCATTTAGTATAGCGATGCTACAGATAAAAAATATTCAAAATATGAATATTGAAAAGTTTAGTCAAGTAGTAACAAATATAGAAAACGTAAATGGTCTAGGAGTAAATGGTACCAATGTTCCAGTTGATGTTGCATCTGCAACATACGCTTATGATCAATTTGCTAAAGGATCTGGACCAGATAATACATATACTATGTGTGATTTCTTTGGAAGTATGACCGATTTACATTATAGTTGGACTTCTTTAGAACAACAAATTCAAGCATTACAATCTTCAGCATTAGTTGCGGCTTACAATAACATTTATTCCTTATTAATTGGTCCTGGCCCATACACAACATTGCAAGATTTAATTAATATTGCAAATAATGAAATTGACAATATAATGACAGCTAATGCATCCAAAGCAAGTTTATTGAATGCTACATATGATAGCTTTGGTACAAAATTAACTAAAGAAAAAAATGCTAGGTCACTAGCATTACCTACTTTAAATTTTCTAACCTCTGATACAACCGACACTTATTTGTTTGTAACTAGTTTAGATAATTACGGGGTTGATACTGAACCATGTGAGACATGTGCAGTTTTAACAAGTATCGCAGATACAACTTTATTAGGAGGAAATAGTTTAATAGCGTCAATGCGTGAAGCAAGAAACGCAAAAAGGTTAGGTTATATGGGTGGAACATTAGATAATGAAATTGACACTGTTCCGTTAGTATTACCTAGAGCAACCGGGTCTACGACAAATGTGTCACCTATTCCTGGTTATAATAATTGTAGCACCCTAGGTAAAATACCTATTATTACAGGCGCCGCTACTGTTCCGGGAAGTCTTGCAGGCTCTCCTGAAACGACATTAATACCGTCTAATTTAGCAATTTTAGTAGAACCAAATTGCCAATCAGTATTAGTGCCCAAACAAGCAGTTGAAGATGTTATTCTTTGTAACTGTGATTGCTGGGAAAACCTATGATTAGTAAGTAATCTTACCCAAATCATTAGTGCTTAAACCAAGATGGTTGTACAATGTAAATTGTATAACTCTTTCTGAAAGGAGTAATTATGAAGCACATCGTACTTAAATTTATCAAGGTATATTTTTTTATACCATTAGTCTTATTATCTGTATTCGTAGCAGGTCATACTGATCCGGCGGAATTAGATAAGAATAGAAAAAAAGATGTTCAGTTAAAAGAAATACATTGCATGGCAGAAAATATTTTCTATGAAGCACGTAACGAACCTCATGCAGGTCAAGCTGCCGTTGCACGTGTAGTAGTTAACAGAGTAAAATATGGATTTGCTAATACACCATGT